CGCGATCATACTCATGATTTGGATCTTGAGAGACATTCAACATCTGAGCCGCGTCTTTTACAGCCTTGGTGACATTGCCCATGTGTTCGTACTGCATCCAAAGCTCGAATGAATCGAAGGTGTGGGCATTATCGAATGGGTCTGATGCGTGGTGTGAATAGGCACGGCCATCCTCAAATAGCTTTACGCCTGCCAGACCTGACGTTGAGTTTGGTGACAGGTATCGGCCACGGGACGTTGGCTTGTATCCGTATTGAACCAGCATTGTGTGCATGTCGTGAGCATCATTAAACTGATCGATCACAGACGTGCCGTCACCTTTTGGGCGGGGCTTGCGAGGTGGCTGGAACTCTGCCTTCTTTTTCCACGGGCATATGTCTTGTAGCTGTGGGCGGAACTTATCCCACTCGCGCCATAGGGTAAGGAGCTGTGGCGGTAGCTCTGGGAGTTCATCAAAGATTGATCTGCCTGCCCACTGATATGGACGGCCAGTATCTGGGTGGATCGATGGGGGCAGAACGTCCTGCACTGAACCAGCTCGAAGCTCGAAGACCACTTCGGTCTTGCGTGGATCATCTTGGACTGGCCACGATATTTTGTGGGTGATTAGATCTGCGGGTGCTTTGAAGATCAGCTTGCCACGGTTTTCACGCCCAATGATTTGTGGCGCGGAGTTCATGAGTGCGGAGAAATCGATCCCCAGCTCTTCGAAGATGATCTTGGTCCATTCGACGTTATCAATATCAACAGCACAGGTGCCGCTGGCTCCATGTAGTAGACCTACATTGTGATTTGGATTCTGCTCGTAATACAGCCGCGCTGCATCAGGATCAGACAATGCCTTTTCTGGTTGCTGCCAGCCAAATCTCGTTGGGCCTTTTGAGCCTGCGGGGATCGTGACTAGATACCAACCAAGTTTCGAGCAATAGTCTTCAACTGGGAATTTCATTCGGCCTCACTGAGATAGTCGCTAAGTTTTTTCCACGTTGTGAGGCTAATTTGTTCATTGCCTGTGGCGATTGATTTAACAGTAGGGTGGGACAGGCCACACCGCTCTGCAACGACAGTCAGGCGGCGATCTTCGAGCGCAGCCATAATATCGGACAGTGGAAGTAATTTGTTCATTTTTCACCTTTTTTACGATTGTGTGCAAAAATATCTTTACAGGCTGCAAATCTTTCTGTAAACCGATTTCTGTAGAGAGTGTGAAAAAGAAAATCGAAAGGAAATTGCAATGAGCAATATCGATGGGTTGGCCTCCGAATGGCTAGAAGTAAAGGCGCAAGAAAAGAAGATTATCGCACAGCGTCATGCGATAGAAGAGCAAATCACTTCGGCACTAGAAGCCAAGGGTGAAGGCTCTATTACTCACAAACTTGATGAGCATAAAATCACGCTGACACAGCCTGTGTCCCGTAAGGTTGACGCCATCGTTTGGGATAAGATCAAAGACAAAATCCCAGAGAACATGCACCCTGTGAAAACCACAGTGTCTGCTGATTCTGCTGGTTGCCGCTACCTATCTGAGAAAGAGCCACGCCTATGGGCGAAGGTAGCGAAGGCGTTTGAATCCAAGCAAGGCAAGATCGGGATCAAAGTCGAGGTTCTGTGATGAAGCTCAATGACGTTGAACTAGCAATGCTAGTTGATGCTCTCAAGTCTGTCAGCTTTGTAGATGGACTGAAGCCAAGCATAGATCAGATTAGGCTACAGCGGAAGTTAATCCGCTGGGCTGACCACCCTGATTTGGAATTTACATAATGACCTTCTGGTACATGCTGGTGGTGAGTTACTCTCTGGAATTTAACAGCGGCGAAAGCCTACAATTCCAAGTCTTATTCAAAGATTACCACACATGTATTGCGGCGCAGGATCAGATCCACGCCGCGATATATAAACAATACCGCGACAGCTCATCTAAGTGTGTTGAGACTGACGTGGCATCAAAATCAATGAGGCCAAGGGCGCGGCCTGATAATCTGAAAAAGGAAAAATGAAATGCACATTGATCAAATAGCCACAACCATCACACCTGAGATGGCAACGGAACTTCTTACAAAAAACTACGCAAACCGTAAGCTATCAAAGCCAAACTATACTCACTACATGACCGACATGATTAATGGGTCTTGGCAGCTTAACGGGGAGACAATTAAAGTCGCCATTGATGGTGAGTTAATTGATGGTCAAAATAGACTGACTGCTTGCGTAATGGCAGGCAAACCTTTCCGAACTGTTTTGATTACGGGACTTCCGAACACAGTAAAGAAGACTATCGACGGTGGAAAGAAGCGTTCGTTTAATGACCGCGCTCAAATGGATGGAACAAAGCACGGTGCAGCGGTGGGAAGTGCCATTAACTTTATGGCGAGCTTGGCTAATAAAACATCCAGAAAAACGTCAATTCTTACGCACAGTGAAATGTTTGAAGTATTAGAGATGCACCCAAAACTTTGGGATAGTGCGGAACTTTGCTATAAATCTTTTCCCGGTATGGCAAGCTCTCTAACTGCGCTGCACTATATCGCGTCATCATTAGGCAACCAAGATGAAGCTGATTCTATGGTTCAAGTTTGGAGAGACGGACAAAGAACATATGAGAATGACGCAATGGTTTTTTGCCGTGAGTTCATGATTAGTGATCAGCAAAAACAAAAAAAGGCGGACTACAACTTTAGGTATGCCTTGTTGATAAATTGTTACAACAAGTTCCTGACTAAGTCGCCAATGACACAAGCCAGACTTCGAGCGGATCTTAGTTTCATCGATGGCTGGAACGAATATGCAATGTTTAAAAAGGAGAAGTAAAAATGAACAGTAAAGAAATGGATAAAATGTTGGATGAAATATTCCGCAATGTATTTTGGGGCGATTGGTAATGGCTATTAATCTACAGTCACTGTCGAAGCCTACGGGCCAACGACCAATCATTGCCACAATCTTTGGCGAGGGCGGCATGGGCAAGACCACGCTGGCAGCTATGTTCCCGAAGCCTGTATTCATCCGCACTGAGGATGGCACGGCATCTCTGATGGGCAATGACAATGTCAGCCTGTTCCCACTGGCCACATCCACTAAAGATGTTCTTGATGCCATCGAAGTTCTGGCGACAGAAAAGCATGACTTCAAGACGCTTGTGATCGACAGCATCACGCAATTGGCTACGCTGATTGAAGCTGAGATTGTTGCGGCTGATCCAAAGGCCAAGTCAATCAACCAAGCGGGTGGTGGCTATGGCGCGGGATATGGCACAGCCTCTGAGGTTCACCGTCAGGTGCGTGAGTGGGCTGGGTCACTGGCATATGAAACTGGCATGAATGTTGTGTTCATTGGTCATGCAGATACCGAAACATTGGACCTGCCAGACATGGATTCATACGCAAGATATTGTGTGCGGATGCACAAAAAGAGCATTCCGCATTACACAGATAATGTCGATTTAGTTGGGCTAATCCGACTGAAGACATTTACACGCGGCGATGGCGATAAGAAACGCGCCATTTCCAACGGTGAGCGTGAGATCCTGTGCTTCCCACAGGCATCATCAGTCACCAAGAATCGGTTCAACATTACTGAACCACTGCCGTTCACGTTTGACGGCGGCAACCCTTTTCAAGATTTTGTAGCAGAGTAAGGAAACTCAAATGGACTTAAATGGATTCAACGCACTGGAAATCGAACCAGCAACATCATACGAACCGCTGCCTGCGGATTGGTACAAGGTTGTCATTACTGACACCGAAGAAAAGCCAACGAAGGCAATGACTGGGTCATACCTTCAGCTTACTATTGAAGTGATCGATGGCCAACACGCGGGTCGCAAGGTGTTTGATCGCCTCAACCTAAAGAACCCGAACAGCGTTGCCGTGGAGATTGCACAGCGCAGCCTGTCGAGCATCTGTCGCTCTATCGGTGTCAACAACCCTAAAGACAGCATTGAGCTGCGTGACAAGCCTCTGATGGTTAAGCTGGCAGTGAAGCCAGCAGACGGTCAGTACAGTGCGTCTAACGACATCAAGGAGTATTCAGCAGCGGGTGGGGCGTCAGTTTCAGCAGCTCCTGCGGCTGCGGCTGCAACGGGTTCAGCCACACCACCTTGGAAGAAGTAGTTCTATTGAGCGATGGGGTGGCTAACGCTGCCCCATTTCATGAATAGAAGGAGAGTACGATGCTTGAATTTATGGTTACCAGTTTTTGTGTACAAATTTTGCTTAGTTACATGGGGATAATCTAATGAACCTTGAGCCATTAGCCACGCCAGAAACAATTGAGGCGATTTACCAATACTACAAAGACAGGCGCAAGAACGAGCATCGCCCACACTTGGGCGGTAGCCAAATCGGAAACGATTGCAGCCGCGCTCTGTGGTATCAGTTCCGCCACGCTTGGCGTCCTAGCTTTGATGGTCGCATGTTGCGACTGTTTGAAACTGGTGATCGTGAAGAGGATCGTGTGGTTTCAAACCTTCGGGCTGTTGGCGTCAAGGTCTGGGAGAAAGATCCAGAGACGGGATTGCAGGTTAGGTTCGAGGCTTGCGGCGGTCACTTTGCATTGAGCTTAGACGGCGTGGGTGAAGGCTTTAAGGAAAGCAGCGAGCCACACACGCTTGAGTTTAAGACGATGAACGAGAAGAACTTCAAGGCGATGAAGAACCTTGGATGCAAGAAGTCAAAGCCTATCTACTGGGCGCAGTGTCAAATTGGGATGCACTTGTCTGAGCTAGACTGGTGCTACTTTTTTGCGGTCAACAAAAACACAGATGAGATGTACGGCGAGCGGATCAAGCTGGACAAGGCAGAGGCCAAGCTGTTGGTCAGCAAGGCTGAGAACATTGTGTTTTCGGCAACTCCCCCTTCGAAGCTGCATGAAGACCCAAGCAACTGGCAGTGCAAATTCTGTAGTTATTTTGCTGTCTGCCACGGGTGCAAGATCCCAGAGGTGAGCTGTCGGACGTGCAGCCATGTGACACCTGAGAGAGATGGAACGTGGACTTGTGCCAAGGGCAAGCCTGTGGAGACGTGCAGCGAACATTTATACATCCCTCAGATCATGCCGAAAGATTTTGAGGTGGTGGACGCTGGAGATGACTTTGTTGAATACGAAGATCAGGACACGGGCGAGGTCATCCGCAATCAGGGCAATAGCCAAGAGATATTTGATGGGAGAATGCAGTGATGGAAATGCGTGATGAGTTGCTTAGATTTGCTGTGGAAGAATTTAATGACAATCTTCCAGACAAAATAAGCAGTGAAGAAATTGCATGGATAATTTTCAACATCCTTGGATACCGTGGAAAGATAGAGAACTGGCAGGAGATTAATCTTTTAACTACTGCCGCGATTGGGGAATTTTTGGTTTCTCAAGTTGTTGATCAAGTCAAGCACGGTCAGATCATACGAGATGCTGTCAAAGATGCGGATGATTTTATGGAGAAGTTTCGCAATGACGTTTAGACCAACATACGAAACCTCTAGTGATTTAAGCAAAGAAGCAGTGGCGATAAAGAAATTTATTGCAAGTTTCGGGGGATCTGCGGATTTTGCAAAATTGCCCATACAATACAAAATGGATTTTTGTTTAATCGACAACGGAACAATACGAACTTTTGTAGAAGTAAAATGCAGAACAAATAAAAAAACTGCATATTCCACATACATCATTTCCATGTCTAAAGTTGTTGCCGCAAAATCATACAGTGATTTCGGGGTTAACTGCATTCTTTTAGTGCAATGGGCTGATCAGATGGGTTGGATTGATATGTCCAGCAATGAATGGGATGCCAAGATTGGTGGTCGAAAAGACAGGGGAGATTGGCAGGACATAGAGCCTGTAATCCACATACCAATTTCTGAATTTAATACTGTAGGTGAAGCATGACCTTTGAACTTAGAGATTACCAAAAAGAAGCCATCGATGGCCTGTACAACTACTGGTCTGGCAAGGCTGGAGATAACCCACTAATCGTTGCCCCCACTGGATCTGGAAAGACGGCGATCATCGCGCAGTTGATTAAGGACGCAATGGGATTCCAAGGCACACGGGTGCTGGTTGTGACGCATGTGAAGGAACTTCTGGAGCAAGGTGCAAGTGGGCTGGTTAAGCTGTACCCAGAGGCTGATTTCGGCCTGTACAGTGCGGGTTTGAAGCAAAAGGTTCTAGGCAGGCCAATCACGTTTGCAGGCATCCAGAGCGTCTGGGAGAAGGCGTATGACATCGTGCCAGCCCCAGACTTGGTTCTGATCGATGAGGCGCACTTGCTGCCCAAGAACAGCGAGACGCGGTACAATCGGTTCATTGCAGATCTGAAAGTATGTAATCCAGACGTTAAGGTGGTTGGACTAACAGCTACGCCATACCGATTAGACAGCGGTTATCTGCATGAAGGCGAAGGCGCGATCTTTGACGGCATTGCTCATGACATCCCAGTGGCCATGCTCATGGAGAAAGGCTACCTGTCACCAGTCATATCTAAGGGCGGTGTGACGCAGATCGACTTGACTAATGTTAAGAAGCGCGGCGGCGAGTTTATCGAAAGCGACTTGGCTATGGCTGCGTCTGACCCAGAGCTGGTGAGATCTACTGTCGAAGAGATTGTTCGTCTTGGAGAGGATCGCAAAAGCTGGCTGGTGTTTAGCAGCGGTGTCAATCACGCATACATGCTCAAAGCTGAGTTTGAGACGCACGACATCGATGTGGGTGTGGTTACAGGCTCAGACAGTGCCAAGGTGCGCGAGAAGACCATTGCAGATTTCAAGAGCGGCGAGCTGCGCTGCCTGATCAATGTGAACGTGTTGACCACGGGGTTCGACCACCCGCCAGTCGATCTGGTGGCTTTGGTTAGAGCTACGGCATCAACTGGTCTATATGTTCAGATGGTTGGTCGTGGGACGCGGATTGCTGATGGCAAAGAGAACTGCCTGATTCTGGATTACGGTCAGAACGTGGAGCGTCACGGGTTTATTGATCAGGTGAAGCCAAAGGACAAGATGTCGAGCGAAGATGGCGAAGCCCCGACAAAGCAGTGCGAGAGCTGCCAGACAATGGTTCATGCAGCCTGTCTGATCTGCCCTGAGTGCGGGTTTGAGTTTCCTGCCCCAACACTCAATCACAGCGCCAACAGCTACCGTGGGGCCATGCTGTCGTCTCAGGTGGTGGCTGAGTGGTGTGATGTGGATAGCGTTGCGTATGCGCGGCACAAGAAAGCAGGGAAGCCTGACAGCGTAAAGGTCACCTACTACTACGGGCTGCTGTCTGTGAGCGAGTGGTTATGCCCAGATCATGGGGGTTATGCTGAGAGCCGCTACAAGGCTCGTAAGGCGGTGCTGACTGCTGATGCCAACAGCACAGATGAAGCTCTTGATGAGTGTCACTTCTGGGTTCAGCCTAGCCGCATCAAGTTGAAGGCATCTAAACATGACCCACGCTATCAAGAGATAACGCAATTCGATTACACACAAGTGGAGAAAAAACATGAGACGCAAACGCAAGGCCGTTACTCTGATTTCATCGACCTCGAAGACATACCCTTCTGAGCATTCAGAGCAGGTTGGCCTTATCAATTGGTTTCGGCTGCAATATCCCAATGTGTTGATCTTT